TGCAGCATTAGCTGTAGATATAGCGGTGTTACTGTTAGCAAGTGCCGTGTTAGCTGTCGCTTGTACAGCAGAAGCATCAGTACTTTCAGCAAAAGCACGAGTCTCTTGTGAATAATACAACACCTGTGTGAAGTTATCGTTTAAATCTTGTGATCGAATAGCGGATCCAGAATAAAACGTAGCATCAGGTGTATCACCAGGCGTATCACGATAAATTCTAATAGCAGCCCCATTAACTGGAGCTGTATTAAACTGTACAGTGGTAGCGTTGGCTAGGGTATATGCAGTTGTCAGTGTACCGTTAATGCTAACTTTAATGTCAGCAGTACTAAGATATGGAAAGGTGAATGAATAGAGAACAGTAGACCCGTTCCCAGTGTATGTATTCTGAGTGACAGCCATCGCTTAAAACGATCAATAGGACATTGTTTGCTTCATGTTATCGAGGAACTGTTTGGCACCGTCGATATCACCCACCTGAAGGAAGCTCTCAACAGTTTGGTTCTTGTAAACCTTTTGTTGGATCTTATCACGTGTTGAGATCTGTGATTCAGCATAACGCATGGATGAACGTAGTGCTGTATCAAGATACAAGTGAATATTCTTGAACTTCTCTACATCAGGTTGTAGACCCAGTTCTCGTGCTTTTTTAAACTCTTTACGGAACTCCTTACCATCTTGTGTCTGCATGATACGTTGGATTTCTCGTTTAAAGATACCCTGTTTACCCATCATGCTGGTAACTTCAGCCCGCTCATCTCCACTATATTCAACACCCCTACCGTTGGTTTGGAGGCTTGGACGTGCATCATATTCAATGTCCATCAGGAATTGCTTCTCAGGACTAATAGAGCCGCTCACCTTCCACGGTAGATAGGTATTCCAAACACGAGCAAAGAAGTTGGGAGGTTCACCAACTTTACCACCATCAATCCAATCAGCTGCATCAGGAAGAGTCTGTTTACCAATTGGATTACGGTTAGCTACAAGGTCAAAGAAATTATTCTCTAGTTCTTTTTTAGCAGGAGACAGCAGCCTTGCGAATTCAGCCATTAGGCTAGAACCAGGCATTGCAGCAGCTGTAGCAAAGGAGGATGTCCAACGGTTAATTGCACCAACATCACCACGAACCACATCATTCAATGGTTCAAGGGCAGCCAGCATTGATTTGTCAGTAATAGTAGCACTAAGGACAAAACCTGCAGCACGTAGGTTCTCAGCCAACTCAGCAGAGTTCAGCGAATCAAAGTTATCCATGATGTTAACAGTGAGTGCTACCCAATCGCTAACACCTGGAATACCGTCATAACTCACCCAACTACCACCAGGTAGTCTAATCGAACGTGGTTTCCAATCAGCATCTCTACGAAGGCGTTGCTTCTCTTTATCATAAAGGCCATCACCAGTGATATTATCGCTCATGAACATGCCAACAGCACTCATGACAGCTAGCGTACCAATAGCCTTACGCCCCTTCAGTTCAGCACGAACAGTGTTATACACACTTTCAATGTTTTCCATGCTGTAGTCAATGCCACGAGAAGACAGTAGTTGCTCTACTTCTTCTCCACTCATCTCAGCAAACTTACGATCAAATGCGTTGACTTGATCCAAGAAAACACCAACAGGATTATGAGTACCGAAGTACTGAGCCATGTTAAGGGGTGTCTTAGTAAACAGCAGGAATGGCTTGAGAATAGGGGCAGTACGAAGAAGACCAGACAACGCATCATTAGCTGGATTGTCCAGACTCATTGCAATTTCACCAGAAGCAAAACGCACTGCAGTATCAGTAATGTTATCGTCTTCATCAAACATTGCTGAATAGATTTGTTTAGACAGTGCATTGGATGCCTTGGTATCTAGCGGCAGTACACCACCTTTAGTGACCTGATCCCAAGCTCTACCACGTGCTTCCCAGTTAGCAATAACAGCTTGTGTAAAGCCATCAAATGCTTGCATACCTCGTTGTCCAAAGCGTAGCCAAGGATGTTGAGCAAGATCATTCTGTGCTTCAACAATCGACATCATCACTTGAGGACCGTATTCACCTTCCTGTGCCTTAGCGTCAGCGAATGCTTTAAGTAGTTCAATTTGCTTATCTTCTGCAACACCCATGTCCTCCTTAAGAGCCATGACATATGGATCAGAAGCAGAACGCCTGAAGACTTGGTTCATATAACCAAGACCTTTGGTAAGCGTATCCCATGCTGCTGCATATTGATACCAACCTTTTTTAAAGGCTTTTGTATCGCCGTTAATTACGGCACCAGCAGCTTGTGAAAGTGGGCGTTCAGCAAGCAAAGCAATGTTTGATACACCAGCTTTAATTGGTGTTCCAATGGCGGACAACGTAGAGTTATAAACATTAGACCAGAATCCACGCAGCACTGCTGACGGAATATTAGGCTCACCATCAAAGAAGGCTTTGGAGAACACACCAAGAGAGTTCCTGACATAGTTGTTCAGCTTAGAGACTGTATCAACCTTACCATCAGTAAACTCATATGCCATCATAAGTGGTGCCAACATCTCTGGACGTTGGTCTTTAATCTCACGCAAAGTGTTAATGGTTTGCTTAGCGTCTGCTTTGATCTTTTCAATAGCTTGAAGAGTAGCGTTCTCTTCATTTTTAATGGCATTGTTAACACGAGTAGCGTAGGCAGCATCGGCAGCATCGCTCCCTTTTGCAGTCAACCTATTCCACAAGTTCAACATATTCAAAGCACGACCCCTTGAATAAGAAGTCATACCTTTTTGAGCCATCAAGAATTCAAGCCTATCAAGGATCTGTTCCTCAGCACGTTCAACTGCTGCTGTACCATCCATAAGACGTACACCTTGAGCCATGTCAGAAACCTGACCAGCAAATGATGTACCAACATATGCCTGAGCACGCATAACATCCATGTTAGCGTAGTCATCCATCAGCTTATTGATTGTCTTAAAGACAGCAGCATAAGCTTCACTTTTCAGTACAGGAGCACCAGTATCAACGTCAACACCTTGCCACTTCTTCAACTCTTGTTGGAGTTGTGGGGTATCCATTTTATAGAAATCAAAGGCAAGGTCTTCACCAACCTGCATGATCTCTTTGTGGGAGATGTAACGACCGGAAGCAGTCTTATAGCCATATTCACCAGCTTCTTTCAGCTGTTCAGCAATACCACGAATAATTGCTTCTTGGCCACCAGGAACATCAAGACCAAACTTAAGTGCAGGTTCGGAGATAACACTACCAACCCTACCGTAAACACTGTCGATATTTTTGGCGACACGTACTGCATCTACTGATGCACCAACAACACCAAGCTCATCTACTGAACGAATGCCTGATTCCTCATACCCATAAAGATCATGGATACCAAGCTTTGGTTCATCCAGGTTTGTGTTCTTTGAGAAGTTGTATTCACCTAGCTCGTCTAAAGCGTCTGAGCGGCGTCCAGAAGACGCTGCAATGGCCCCCTCGATGTCATCGCCTAGGTCCACACTCATGTTCTTTGCAAACCACTGTGAGGCCTTCTCAGACTCAGGTACCCATTGAGTAGAACGTACAACACCACGGATACCTTTGACAATTTTACCAACACCTTCAGCAAAGTCTACAAAGAGACCAAGACCTACACCTTCAGTTACATTCTTCTGGCGTTTAAGGTCAGGACTATCAGTATCAAGTGTGGCTACATCATCAGGAATCCAACCAAATTGAGCTGGAAATGATTTCTTTAATGCACCACTAAGGTTGTCATCAGTTTGATTGATTTCAACTGCATAATCAACACCAGCACCAACACCAGCACCAAGCATCTTTGGTGCTAGGAACTTAAGAAATGGATCATTGAATAGTTTAACACGACTAGCAGTAGCAGCCGCTTGAAAACCACTGCCCAATCCTTTGGTTAGAAAAATAGTAGGTAGAGCAACACTACTGACTTCCCTAAGACCTTGTGTGATATCGTTTTGGAACTTTGGTGCTTTCTTTAGCTCAACACCGGGAAGCAAATTAATGGTATCAACGAACCAATCATTAAGACCTTGACCAGGCGCTGATAGTACATCAAATGTTTGTTGAAGGATATTTCTATCCTTACCTTGTTGTTGACCTTGACCCGTAGGTTTAGTCGGTTGTTGCTGGGTTCCCTGAGGTTGAGTGGGAGCAAGCTCCTGTTGGATTGCTTGCTGACGGGACATGCTTTCCATAATGGACATGTCCCTAGCATTTTGCTCAGCTTGCATCCGAAGCATTTGCTCCTCTTCAACCGTCATGTCTGGCGTACCATACAGGACCCCTTGCATGAGATCGTCTTCATTCATTGTCGT